ATCCTAACCAGGACCACAATGCCCATTTCTTTTCTGTGAAAAATCTAAACATAGTCTTTTCCTTTTATAAAATGCAGATTATTAACTGCATACAGAACTATTTATCCTAAATTTGTCTTGTATAATTTAAAATCGGATAAATACATTATAACAAGGAAACCCACATGCCAAGACTCAGTTTATACAAGCCTTTTAAAGGAAACGATTATACTTTTATGGATCATAGTATCCGTGAACAGTTTGATATAGGTGGAACAGGTATACACGTACACAAATACCTAGGACCCGATCCACAAAAAGGTAATTCAGACCCAAGCGAGCCTAACTACGGCAGTGGATTAGAAATTGACAACATTACGGGTGAAGAAATTAATCCGGAAGGATTAATAGACGAAACTAACATACAAGACTTATTGTTTATGGAAAACAGAGATCGTAAATACGATCCTGATGTGTTTGAATTACGTGGTGTATATAATGTTAGTGACAATGACTTTGATTTAACACAATTTGGTTTGTTTTTAACAAATGATACACTGTTTATTAGTTTTCATATCAATGACATGGTAGAACGTATGGGGCGTAGACTTATGCCCGGTGATGTAATTGAATTACCACATTTGCGTGATGAATTATTACTTACTAACGACAGAGATGCTATTAATAAGTTTTACGTTGTACAAGATGCAGCAAGAGGAAGTGAAGGATTTTCACAAACCTGGTATCCACACATTTGGCGTGTTAAAGTAGCACCATTAACAGATACACAAGAATACGCAGATATACTTGGTACTGCTAGTGATCCAGATAGTCTTAAAAATGATGTTAGTTCTTACAAAACAGAACTTAACATTAGTAATGCTATTGTGGCTTCTGCAGAAGCAGCCAATCCAAATAACTTACCACTTGCTGATCATTTATTTGGGCAAGCAGATACTAGTACAACATATGAACATGGTGAAGTATTACAACAAGGTGATCAATTTCCTGCTCAACCAAACGAAGGTGAGTATTTTGTGAGAACAGATTTTACGCCTAACAGACTTTTTGTTAGACGTGGCAGTAAATGGCATAGACTATACGACAATGTCACTGAGCAAACCTGGAGTGATAAAACTTATAACGCTAGCCAATTTATTAACAACGATGCTACAACAATAGTTGATAATGTCGAGACACCAGAGAAGCAACCGTTGTCTCAAGTAATTAAACCAAAGAGTGATTTTGAATAATGGCACAACAATACTTTTACGATAAACAAATTAGAAGATACATTCAACAGTTTATAAGACTGTTTAGTGGATTTAGTGTACAAATGGGTAAGAACGATAACGACCTACCTGTATATCAACAAGTACCTGTACGATACGGTGATATTAGTCGTATGGCAGCACATATACAGAGAGAAAATTCAGAAAACGTTATGAATACTGTTCCATTTATTAGTTGTTATGTAACATCATTGGATATGTTTGCTGAAAGGCGCACATATCAAGATCATATTGATAAAGTTCAGATAAACGAAAGAAAATTTGATCAAACTACAGGAGAGTATACAAATGAACTAGGCAACCAATATACTGTAGAACGTTATGCACCAGTGCCGTATAAGTTAATAATGAACTGCGATATATGGACATCAAACACAGATCAGAAACTACAACTAATGGAACAAATACTAGTATTATTCAATCCTACTCTTGATATAAGAACCAATGATAGCCCGGTTGACTGGACTTCATTAAGTCATGTAGAATTAACAAATACAACATGGAGTACGAGAAGTGTAGGTTCGAGTATTGATGATATTATCGACGTTGCTACATTAACATTTGATCTTCCAATATACATTACTCCACCAGCCAAAGTAAAACAACAAAAACTTATTCATACTATTATCAACGAGTTGTATAACTTAGACGATGCTAATTTAGATAATTTTAAAGATAATTTAGCATTCAATACAGAAACTTTAAAATATACTATTGTAACATATGAAAATAAACAAGTAAAGTTTTTAAACAATACTTTACAAATATTAAATAACAAAGGTTCTAATTTAGGAGATGATGGATTAGTAATGGAATGGGATAAAGAGTTATTACCATTTGGCGTATTAAGAGATGGCATAAGTCAATTGAGACTCAGAAAAGGATCTGATGTAAATGATAATGCAAACGATATAGTGGGTAGATTAGATTCTCACCCAAGTAATCCTAACTTGCTTAATGTTACTATAGATACTGCAACATTACCGGCAAACACATTAACAGCAATTGATGGAGTAATTGATCCATCAAACAATTACCCTGGCGATGGATCTGTTCCTGTTGCAACTACTGGGCAACGTTACATTATTTTAAATGATACTCCTATAAATGCACTATGGACTAATGTAATTGCACATAAAAATGATATTATAGAATATAACGGTACTACATGGACTATTAGTTTTGATAGTTCATCAAATAACACAACACAATATATAACAAATGTATCAAGTGATGATCAGTTGGAATGGAATGGAACAGAGTGGGTTAACAGTTATGAAGGAATTTATAATCCTGGATACTGGCGAATATATTTGTAATACAGACGATCCTTGCGATGACTGTACACACTGGATAGGACATATATGATAACAGCAAGTGGATGCATCTTTTTAAGTATAGATACTGGTAGAGTAATGCTACAACAGAGAAGTGGTGAAGTTAACCATCCTAGAACATGGGGCTTTTTTGGTGGCAAGGCTGAAGGCAAAGAGCGTCCAGTAGAGACTTTATATAGAGAAATTGAAGAAGAAGTTGGTTTAGTTCCATCTATAGAAAAAGTTATTCCCATAAACAAATTTACAAGTCCTAATAAGAAGTTTATATATCACAGTTTTGTTGTTACAGTAGAAGATGAATTCATTCCTGTATTAAACAATGAGAGTGATGGATATTGTTGGGTTAAAATAGGCAACTGGCCTAGACCGTTACACCCTGGTGCTAAAATACAATTTAATTCAAAACAGTTTATTAAAAAACTTAAAACTGTACATTCACATCAAACAAAATAACTTAGCGTTTTTTCATACTAGCAACAAACTGTTCACGCAACCATTCAAAATCATTAATTTTACTTAACGCTTCTACATCGTCTTTGTGTTCAATGCCGTATGCTTTTCCTTCGTTTGCACCTTTAAGACAGTAGCGTCCAAAACGTCCACCGTTGTCTACAGTACACCAAGTTTCAAGTCTTGCATCTGTTTCTTTTTGTCTTTGGTTAGGGTTTACAGAACTTGCTAACTTAACACATTCACGGAATGCACTACGCCATGTTCTATATGGGTCTTTATTAAATCGTGTAATGTTTGATACATCAGCAATTGGTTGGTAAAAAGATACACCTGTTGTATAATCTGGTAATTCGTGTCCTAATGATAATAACTGTTCACGTGGGAATAATTTAACACCACCGTATCCATATTCTAAATCATTAATTGGATTTCTCGCACTCCAAACATAAGTTGTATTTTTTCTTTTACTCATTGGTGGAATAAAATCAAAACTAAAGTGTCCTGTAATATCTGCATCTGCGTCAACAATATAAATCATTTCAGTTTTTGCTAATTCACCAACTTTTTTATGTGCGTTACCAATGCCTTCAACATTTTTAACATGTTGAGCATCTTTAAATCTTTCTCTTAGTTTTGTGAAGTTTTCATCTGCCTCTGCTTCATGGAAACTAATCATAAACACATCAAATTCTGCAACATGGAAACTTGATACAATCTTATTTTGTACAGTAGTATGTGCAACACCATTAGTAGGAACTAACTGGATGTCTCCCCAACTAACTGGTCTATTTGTTCTTTTAACTACTCTAGGAAAAGTATGAATTACAGTTTTTGCAAGGCTATCACTTGGTCTATATGTCCAAGGAAAGTTAGGATTTACTTCAATTTCATCAAATACTACCCATACCATGTCTGCTTTATCTTTGTATGGTAATGCTGCTTCTAACAGTGCAGCCTCATCAGTTATCTTAATCGGTGTTTTAATAACTGGATATGAATCGAACATAAACCTTTTTAATCTATCCCAAGGTGTTACAACATTTTGTCCTTGGTATTCTCTTTGTACATTGTGTAAATTAATCATTGCAATCGCCCTTAACTGTATATGCACGTGTTCCTATATGTGCAATTCTGTCACTTAAATCATGACTAATATTTACTTCGTATCCATTTTCATTTGCTAGATTACAAAAGTAAACATCTTCTCCTACTAAACTAGTATAATCTTCATTATACTCAATTTTATAGTGAGGTCGAGAAATATTTTCGTATACTTCTCTTTTTACTAACATCATTCCACTTCCTACTGCCCATACTTTTTCAATTCCTTTTCCTGAAAAAACTCTACTGTCTAAATCAGTTTTGCTTTTAAAGGCAACCGGCCTGTGGGGCGGAACTCTTGTTGAGTAATTTCCAGCTACAATATTTTTATTGGCTGCTAATAGTATATTTAGCGTATCTACTGGAAACTGCATATCTGCATCAATCCACATAATGTGAGTACAATCTGTATCTAGTGCTTGATCTACTAATTGTTGTCTTTGCATTGCTACTTCACTACCCATATTAAAATGTAATGAAGTTGCAAGTCCAGTCTCACCACACTTTTTTTGAAGCATGGCTAAACTATAAGCAAAGACCGCCGTAGTTTGATTCTGCACAGGAACACAAATGGCTACATTTGCGGAATTGTCTTTTTTGTAATAATGGTTAGTTGTACTGACCATTAATTACTTTTCAGAAGCTAGTTCTGACTGAAGTTCAGCTTCAATTTGCTGTACTTCGTAATTCAATTGTTTAGCAATTGAAGTTGCTTCTTTAACACATGCCGAAAATGCTTCATCTTGTAATGAAACCATATAGTTCATATGTTCTGGTTGTACCTTACCTAATGTAAGAATATCAATTGCTGCCAGTTTTGCTAAACGGTGTACCCAATATTCTTCTTCAGTATTTTCAATATCTGCCATTAAAGCTTCAATGTCATGCTCTGCTGCAAATTCTTTGTAAATAACTTCTAAAATTGGTAAGTCTGGGTGTTGTTGTTCTCTAGCCTGTAAGAGCTCTGTTGTTAATGCTGCAGCCTTACGTGCCGCTGTTGGGTGTGCGCCAAGCACAAACGTTTCGATTTCGAAGCGTGTTCTAATACTCATTGTTTTCTCCTGTGGTTGAGTTTACTTTTGTAATTTATTATATTTTACTATAAAATAATAACGCTGTCAAGTAAAATAACAGCGTTATTATTAGTTTTATTTAGTTAATTAAATTAACCGTGTGCGCCAGTTGGGTTTGGATTCTGCCAACCGCCAAACGTTGCTGAAAGCTGAATGTTTGTTGATACGGATGGTGAAATGTATGCACCTAATGTACTAAGTGAAATTGTACCACTTAGTCCAAAATAGTTACGTACTTGTCCCATACTGATTGTTGATCCTGTTGCTGGTAATGCCATCTGTTGACTCCTTGCTTGTAATTATCGATAATTGCATGCATATTGCTTGCTATTATATTTATCCCATATACCTCATAGCATATAGTAGTATATTATTCGTTATCTGTTTTTTTAGCTAACATCATATATAAGGTTTGCAAATCTGTTATTTGTTTTTGCAACCCATCTATGGTTTTTTGTTGCTCTTTAATTGCTTCAATTAAAACACCAGATATATTACCATACGCCACTGATTTCATTCCTTCGTCATCAGTGTGTACTACTTGAGGTAGAGCTATTTCTGTTTCTTGTGCAATAACACCTACACTGTCTCTTCCATCTTTTTCATATGTTACTCCTCGCAAAGAGTTAACAATATCAATTGGTTTATTAATTGTTTCTATATTTCTTTTCAATCTTTGATCTGAGTAAGCAGTAATATCGCCAGTTGCAGTAAAGCTACCTGTATACGAGCCACTCATTAAAAATTCTGTTCCACTTAGCGACAGACCATTGCCAGCTGTGTATGTTGTGTTTGTGTCTGATGTAACATAGCCACTATCGTTTGTAAATGAACTTATATTAGATGGTATACGAGCATCAGCTCTTGCATTTGTAAAATATAAGTTTGTGCTACCTTCGGATATATTATCTGTTGTTAATGTGCCTGTTCCACCAGTTACTGCACTATCGACATATGCTTTTGTTGCCGCATGTAAGTTGCTTGTTGGTGCACCATCTAATACTAAAGTACCAGTCATTGTTCCACCTGCTATTGCTAACTTACCAGCTAAACTATTTGTCATTGTTGTGCTGAAATTTTCATCATCACCTAATGCATCTGCTATTTCTTCTAACGTATCTAATGTATTTGGTGCTGCTCCCACAACTGCGTCAATCTTTGCTTGCACTCTTGCATCTGTATAATATAAGTTAGTACTACCTTCTGCTATATCATCAGTGTCTAGTACAACTGAACCAGTTGCTGAATTAACACTTACCACTGGTGCTGCTGTTGCAGAAAAACTAATTACACCTGTTGAACTATTGTATGATAAATCTCCAGTGGCACTTATTGCACTTCTTGATCTAGCATCTGTATAATATAAATTAGACCCTTCTGTTAAACTACCCGTGTTTGGTAATAATGCAGTTATTCTTGCGTCTGCTCTTGTATCTGCTCTTGCGTTTGTAAAATATAAGTTTGTGCTGCCTTCAGCTAAAAAATCAGTAGTTTTATTACCTAGGTCTAGGTTAGCGCCAGTTTGTAAGTTTATACGAGCATCAGCTCTTGCGTTTGTAAAGAAAATATTTGTTGTACCTTCTGTTACGTTATCAGTGTTAATACTGGCTTCGGATAAATCAGCAACATTTACATTTTGCAATGTAATTACTCCGCTACTATGTGTTAACACATCTACACCATTAATTTGTAGTTTATCTAAATCACTGCTAGTAGATATACCAGATGTTGCATCTGTATCTTCAATTACCTTGTCTGTACCAATATAAAAAGCCATTGCTAATTCTCCGTTCTATGTAATGTATTTATGACTTTTGGGCAAATACATTCCAACATGGATATTTCCCCCACTCGTTATAAGATTGTAATATAGTATCGTCTAATATTTTAATATCCAGATAATCAAACTCATCCCATGTTTGCTTTTCTACAGTAGGTGGTTGAAAATTATATGGATTATTTGGAAATTCTTCAATTTTACCAGGCTCTGGAATAAATTCTTCATCTATATTATTATGGCCGCTTTGATTAATATATATTCCATTATCTTTAAGTACTGCACGTAGTTGTTGATGATAAAATAGTCTTTGTTGTTGTTTATTATCTACTGTATGAATTGACGCACAAAACTGATGGAAATATCCAAAGTCAATTACAACATCATATGTGTTGTTACTCCAATTTTGTTCTTCTAAATTCTTAAGTTCAAATGTTACATTACTGTGTTTTGCAGTTGCTTGTTTTATTGCTTCTCTAGAATTATCAATAGCATGAACATTAAAACCTTGTTCTGCTAGATAAAATGCATTTCTTCCTATTCCACATCCAATGTCTAATATTGTTGCATTTTGTGGGAAGTTACTTATACATTGTTTAAGAAATAATGCAGGTTCATGGCCCCATGCAGGGTTGCCTTTTTTATATATACTATCAAATGAATAAGTCAATTAATGACTCCTATTAGGGAGTAGATTGAAAGGTTGATGGTACAAATTGTACCCATGACGTTCCGTCATATCCTTCAAACATGTTTGTTCCTTCGTTAAAGAACATCATTCCTGCTACAGGTGAAGATGGACGATCTGCTGTTAATCCTTTTGGTAATCTAAATTCAGTAGGAGAAAGTGCACCTGAGTTATCAATTACAGGTTGTCCTGCTTGGTTAATAATATTACCTTCAAGGTTACCCACTACATTACCTGTTAAATTACCTATAACGTTGCCTTGCACGTCACCAAGAACACCACCTTGTATGTTTGCATAAACAATAGGTTTAGGTACAGCAGTATCATCAATAATAAGTGTGCTACCAGTTCTATCATAAACAGCACCGTTCCAATTACCTAATGTATTTGTTCCGGTAAAATCTACACTACCTCCAGTAAATGTAGCAATGCCACTAATATTAGTAGTGCCTGCATTTAATGTTGTTGTGGTTGCTGAATCAACTGTTAAGACAGAATCTAAATTGCCAGTTCCGCTTTCTAAAATTTTATTTGCACCTGTTGGATTGTAAACATCACCATGCACATCGCCCATTAGTCCACCAGTAAATGTAGAACTTGTACTTGATACATCTACAATAACTGTGCCACTGTTGTTTATAACATCACCGCGATATGTTGCTGGTGTACTTGCATCACCTGGATCCAATACAATTGAAGTTGCATCAGTTTGATCTGCTAAATTGTATCCAACTTTTGTTGCGTATGAATAGTCTGTATCAGTAAAGCTAATAACACCAGTTGCACTATCATAAGACAAACTACCACTTGCCGAAATGGCTGCTCTTGCATCTGCATCTGTATATTGTGTTGGCAAGTTTCCAGCAACAATTGTATCTGCTGTAATTGTTCCTACTGTAATATTACCTTTTACTATGCTTGCATCTAAGGCACTTACATCATTAATAGTGGAAGGTGCTAATTGAATTGAATCAAGTAGAAGAAAGTTACTTGTTTCACTATCTCTAACAAGACCTGCATATGTAGTTGGCCCTAGTTTTCCTAAAAACCCAACATCTGTTGCTTGTAATCCATCTTTGTTTAATATGAGTAGTGGGTCAGAAAACCCAACATCTGTACTAATTATATTAGTAGTTTGTATTCCTCTAAATGCCATGATACAATTCCTTTAATTATAGTAGTATTTATCACAAACAAACTTTTACACGGCCATAAAAAAAGCAGGGCTTTCACCCTGCTTTAATTTTGTAATTAAAATTTAATTACTTCTTTTTTAGTTCTTCTACTTGAGCTGATAATTCCTTAACTGCTTCAATTAGTAGACCTGTAATGTTTCCGTATGCTACTGAATGAACACCTTCTGCATCTGTATGTACTGCTTCAGGAAGTACTGCTTTAAGTTCCTGAGCGATAACACCTGTTGATACTGAACCGTCTTCAATTCTTTCAAATGTAACACCGCGAATTGCTTCAACACGACCTAATGCACCGTCGATAACTTGAACGTTAGTTTTCAAACTATCATCTGAATAAGCAGTAATGTCACCAGTTGCTGTAAAGCTACCAGTATATGCACCACTCATTAAGAACTCAGTACCACTTAGTGACAAACCGTTTCCAGCTGTATAAGTTGTATCTGCCGCTAATGCTGCCGCCTGTGCCGCATTTGCTTTAGTAGTTGCGTCTGCACTTGCAGTTGAAATTGCATCTGCTTCAGCTGTATCTGCATACGCTTTAGCTGCCACTAATGCCGCATCGGCTTTAGTAGTTGCGTCTGCTGCCGCAGTAGAAGCCGCTGATGAAGTAACACTTGAGATTGCTGAACTTAGTTCTGCATCTGTTGCCATTGCATCTTGGATTTCTTTCAATGTATCAAACGCTGCGCCTGCACCGTTAGTTACTGCTGAAATTGCCGCTGCCTGAGCTGCGTTTGCTTTAGTAGTTGCGTCTGCTGCCGCTGAACTAATTGCATCTGCTTCGGCTGTATCTGCATAAGTTTGTGCTGATGCCAGTGCTGCGTTTGCTTTAGAAGTTGCATCTGCTGCCGCTGTACTAATTGCGTCTGCTTCGGCTGTATCTGCATAAGTTTGTGCTGATGCCAGTGCTGCGTCTGCTTTAGTAGTTGCGTCACTTGCCGCTGTGCTAATTGCATCTGCTTCGGCTGTATCAGCATAAGTTTGTGCTGCTGCCAGTGCTGCGTCTGCTTTAGTAGTTGCATCTGCTGCCGCTGTACTAATTGCGTCTGCTTCGGCTGTATCTGCATATGTTTCGTATGCAGTTGTAATTGCAGTTGTTTGAGCTGTATCAGCCGCTTGGAACGCCGCCGTTACAACACCATCTGCAGCTGCCCATGCACTATTGATTGCAGTTTCGCGATCGTCAGTGTATGTTTTAGCATCTGTTTCGGCTTGGTCTGCATATGATTCATATGCAAGTGTAATTGCAGTTTCACGTGCATCTACGTATGTAGTATTAGCTTTTGTACCAATTGCTGTGTTTGCAGAAGCCATATCTGTTTCAAGAGCAGTTATGTCGTTTGCATTTACGCCAATTGCTGCTAAGTTACTAGCAATATTTGAGTTAGCAGTTACGATTGCTGCGGCGTTAGTTGCAATTGAGTTAGTTACTGTTGTACTAAAGTTTGCATCGTTACCCATAGCATCTGCTAATTCGTTAAGTGTGTCTAATGCACCTGGGGCGCCGTTAATTACACCTGCTACTGCATTGTCTACATAGCTTTTGTTTGCTGCATCAGTGCCAGCTACTGCTGTACCGATGTTAGTGACTAAGTTGTTATTCATATCAAGTTTGTCACCAAAAGATACGGCATTACCTGCCGCGTCTGTGATATTTTTTCCGGCTGCCATTTGTAGCGTACCGTTTAAATTGACTGTAGTCGCAGACTGTAGTGCTAAAACACCAGTTCCGGTTGTTTTAACCGTTAAACTTTGGTCTTCGTCAGCTCTAACAATAATTGTACCAGAATCGTCTTCTAATACTTTTTGGTTGTTAATGAATAGAGATCCTTGTGAAAGATATAAATCTCTCCACTTAGCTGTAGTAGAACCTAAGTCGTAACCTGTAGTACCGTTAGAGTCTACGTCAGGTAGAATGTGTCCACCCATAGTTAGATTAGCTAATAATTCAGAAGCATCATCAGTTTTAAAACCACCGTCAATTATAAATTTTCTTTGTGCCATTTTATTGACTCCTTTTTGATCAAAAAAGTTATGATACATAGAGTATCATACATATTTATTTCTTTTTCTTAACTGTAAACAACTATTATAAGCAGTTTCCAATTAATGGGACGCTGTTTCCACAACGCCCCTTTGTTAATTTAGGTATTAAACATCAATGTAAGTTGCAATAACTTTCACTGTTGCTGTACCTGAAGTTGGTGTATACTGAAGTTGAACATTGTTGCCCGACATAGTAACACTTGCATCACCAATTAAATCTGTTCCGGTATAAACCATCGCATATTCAGTGATGTATGCAGTTGTACCATCGTGTACAACCAATGCTTCTCTTGTTTCGTAGTTACCTGCGCCATCATCAACTTGAATAATATACTTAGCTGAACGATATAATACACCGTTAAAAGTATCTATTGTTGTTGCACCTGAAGCCGATACGTCTGAACCTTGTACATAAGCCTTAATGTCTGCTGCCAAGATATCTGTAGTAACCTGTCCACTTGTCAATACTGGTGTTAAACCATTTTGATGAGCTACAACTACTGCTTGTGTTCCAACCGGTAAGGCTGAAGCAAAAGTAATTGTTTGGGCACTACTGTTAATAGTATAGTGAGTTGACGGATCCTGAATAACACCACCAACAAATACCATGCTGTTTGCTTGGTCTGTTGTAAATGTTAATGAATACGTTGTCGCTGTACCATCACCTGGGATAGTCTGACGATTGTTGCTTGTAAAGATCGCTAATGGATCTGCAAGTTCCATTCCAGACTCATCTGATTTAACTTGTAAAACAAAATCTGCTTTACCTGTATATGCATTGTCTGAAACGTCAGTTAAGTCAAGTACTGATTCGTTAGTATTAATACTAATTACACCAGTTGAACTATCATAACTTGCTAAACCGTTACCTGCTACGTCTGTTACAGAAATAGCTGCTCTTGCTCTAGCATCTGTAAAGTATAAGTTTGAACCTTCAGCTAAATCATCTGTGTCATAAACACTGATGTCTTGTGCTGTGATTGCCGCTTGCATTACTGCTAATGAAACTGCATCACTTGATGCTGAAGCTGTACCTAGTCCAGTTATCATGTTACTATCCATATCAACATCACCTGACATAGTTCCACCAGCTAGTGGTAGTCTTGCCGCGATTGCTGTTACGTTAGTTGCGATATCTGTTACGTTAGTTGCTACTTGTGTTGTGTTAGCCGCTACTGCGCCTGTTAATGTACCGTCTGCTGCTTGGAAAGCCGCTACGATTTCACTTAGTGAATCTAAAGCTGCTGCGTCTGTATTGCTTTGAATAAACGCAATATCAGTTTCGTTTGCAGTAATACGAGTATTATGTGCTGCAATTGCACTTGTGTTAGTTGCCACATTAGCTGTTAATGTTGCATCTGCTGCCAAATAAGCCGTATCAACTGCTTTAATTGCCGCGTCCAATTTCATATCAGCGTCTGCTAATGATGAAGCTGCATCGTGGTAGTTAGAAGTAGTTGGAGCTACATAGGCACCTGTTGCGTCTAAGCCTGCACCTGCCTGTGTTGCAGTAATTTCAACTAAGTTAGCCGCCGAAGCTGCTGCGTTTGCTGATTCTGCCGCTCTTGCAGTTGATGCCTCAGAAGTGATAGCATTAGCATTAGCTAATTCTGCCGCTCTTGCTGTTGATGCTTCTGCTGAAATAGCCGCTGCATTTACGCCTTCTGCTGCTCTTGCCGTTGCTGCTTCTGATGTAATATCAGCTGCGTTTGTGGCAATATCAGTTGCGTTTGTGGCAATGTTAGTTACGTTAGTTGCAATGTTAGTTACGTTAGTTGCAATATTAGTTGCGTTTGTACCTTCAGCTGCTCTAGCCGTTACTGCCTCTGCTGCAATTGCGTCTGCATTTGCTTTAACTGCCGCGTCTAGTAATACGTCTACTGCTTTCATTGTAGAACCACTATCCATGTAGTTTGTTCCACTATGTGCTGTAAATGTACCGTCTGCGTTTAAGCCAACTGCTGTTTCAATTGTATCAACTTCAGTTTGTAGTGCTTGCAATCCTGCTGTTGAACCTGTGTTCAATTCATTGATCGCTGCAGTTACAGTTTGTGCTGTAGTTGTAAGTACTGTTGAACCCATTTTTGTTTCTAATGCGTCAACGTTACCTTCTTCAGTTGTTAAGCGTGTGTCTAATGCAGAATCTGCCGCTGCAAACTCTGTACGAATTAACGCACGGTCTGTAGTTGCTGCAGTTGACAAACCAGTTAATGTTGCGTCAACACTTTGGAATTCAGTAACAATTTCTGCTAATGAGTTAAGTGCTGTTGCGTCTGTGTTTGACAAGATGTTAGCAATTGCAGTTGTGTTAGTTGCAACGTTAGTTGTTAGTACACCTTCTGCTGCTCTTGCTGTTGCTGCTTCAGTATTGATAGCAGTTACATTAGCCGCAATATCTGTAGTGTGTGTAGCTAATAACGTATCGTGTGCATTGTCTTTTGCAGTTGCACGAGTTACTTCGTTGCTGATTGCAGTTGCATTTGCACCCTCTGCCGCTAAAGCACGAGTTTCTTCTGCCGCAATATCGTTTGCGTTTTGTAGTTCTGCTGCACGAGCTGTTGTAGCTTCTGCAGTAATGTTAGTTTGCAATGTAGTATCTGCATTTGATCTATTAGTGATTTCACTAGCAAGACCTGCCGTGTTAGTTGCAATGTCACCTGTGTTAGTTGCAATGTCACCTGTGTTAGCAGTAATGGCTAAAGTGTTTGCCGCCTCTGCTGCTGAAGCACGAGTAGTTTCTGCTGCAATTGCTGTAACATTTAACGCTACCTGTGTAGTGTTAGCCGATACTGCACCAGTTAATGTGCTATCAGCACTTTGAAATGCACTAACAATTTCTGTTAATGAATCTAAAGCTGCTGCGTCTGTATTACTAATAATATTAGTGATACTACTTTCTGTTGCAGTTACACGTGTATCTAACGCCGTATCTGCATTTGCTCTAGTAGTTGCTTCAGCATTAATGTCTGTTGCATTTGCTGCCTCTGCCAAACCTGCACGAGTTACTTCTGCTGCTAAGTTTGTTGTTAACGTTGAAATATCTGCATTAGTGGCAGTAATTTCTGCTGCTAATCCACTTTGTAGTGTTGAGATATCACCTTCGTTTGCAGTTACGCGAACATCTAAGGCATTATCTGCTGATACTCTTGCTGCTGCTTCAGTAACTACTGCTGCTGCGTTAGTTGCCTCAACACCACTTGCTCTTGTGATTTCGTTTGCAATGTTAGTTGCGTTAACGCCTTCAGCTGCTGTTGCACGAGTAACTTCGTTTGAAATTGCCGTACCATTTGCTGCTACTGCTGCCGTTAATGTACTATCAGAACTTTGAAATTCTGCAACGATCTCTGCAAGAGAGTTCAATGCAGTTGCATCTGTATTCTGAATAATGTTACTAATTTGTGTTTGTAAACCAGCGTCTGCTGCCTTATAAGCTGTGTCCAACGCCGTATCTGCCGCTGCACGATCACTTACTTCAGTAGCAAGGTTGTTAGTTAATACAAGCTCTGCTGCTAACGCACGAGTTTCTTCTGCAGTAATGTCTGTAGCATTCTGAGATTCTGCTGCACGAGCAATTGTCGCCTCTGCTGCAACTGCTGACGCAATGTCTGCCGCTACTGCCGACTGAGCACGTGCATCTGTAAAGTATAACGCACTTGCATTTTCACTTAGATCTGCTGTATCAAAAGATCCAATTAAATTTGCTGCCGTAATTTTCTTTAATGTTGACGTACCTGAGTCATGTACTAATAGTGTGTCTAAATCCACTAGAGCTGTTGTTGCACCTTGGCCTGAAACTGCACTTGCATCTAGTTTTGTGTTAAGAACTGAATTGTCCCCTAACGCTGGACTCTTAATTTGTCTAAAAGCCATATAGATTTCTCCAATCAAATATATTTGATTCCTTATAATCTTTACAAGGAAAAATTAAATGTGGTATATGAACTCCACACTTAATACACAGGTTGAAACCCGTGCAATGTATTTACCTATATTTGATTAGAATTAAGTTATTTGAGAACTTGTTTTTGAAAAATATATTTCCCTAAATTGGGAAATATCTGAAGTCAACAGTTGAACTTGTTGACGGTGCATTTGTGATTGTTAATGTTGTTCCACTAATGCTGTACTCTGTTGGTTGTAAGATTAAACCATCTACTATAACTAACAAACTGTGGACACTATGCCCTGGTTGAATAGTATATTGTGTTGTAGTGTTATCTCCCACATATTGACTACTAGTATATATCAAATTTAAGTGTTGGTTTCCTACAGAGTTATTTAATAAATTTACATTAGTTGCACTTGGGTATCTATACTTAACATATATTTCATCACCACTTGCAGGAACTTCATTAAATGATAATGTTGTACCACTCAATGAATAAATGCTAGGACGTTGTAAGACATCATTTACATATACGTCAATTGATTCTTCGTCTGCTGGCGCATCTGTTAATGTGTATGATGTTAATGATCCGTTTCCTGTAAATACTTGAGAAGTAGGTAACGGATTAGATGTAATACTGTTGTTTGTAAAAGAAAAATTTCCATTACCATCTGTTTGTAATACTTGTCCACTTATACCATCGCTAATGCCTAAGTCGAGTATTCCACTTACATCACTGGCAATTGTTATACCCTTTGATCCTGGTGTAGTAACTGGTGTAATAGTAATATTATTACCAGCACGAATATCAATCTCGTCTACTGCACTTGCAATAATGTCTGTTGGAATAGTATCAGTAGCAGTATCATATATATGCCACGTTTTAAATGTGGATTCAATTGTGACTGTTACTGTACCGTCTGCGTTATCAGTTAATGCAAAACCGCCGTCAACATTAAAGTTAATGCCTGTTACATTTGCTACTTCTACGTTTGATACTGGGTCGTTAATTTCCTTAACTGAGAGCGCCAAATCGCTTCGTATAGAGGTGTTTATGTTTGCAAGCTCTGTTGATGTTGCAAAGGCACTATCTGCTGACTGGAAGCTATTTACAATTTCTGTAAGAGAGTCTAGTGCTGCAGGATCTGTATTCGAAAGTATGTTATTAACTTGCGTTTGTAATGCAGTAATATCAGCAGTAATACTAGATGATACTACACCTCTGTTACCAGAATATGTTGCACCAGTAATATAAACGCTTTTGCCTGAGAAGTTAACACCGTTTGGTAAGTTATCTCCAATAAAGTTTAGTACACCTGATTGATAATCAAAGAACCATTCATCGTTATTACCACTACCAGTAGTAAATACTTTGTTAGACATTGTTTCAGCACCAGCGGCATCGCCACTAGTATGAACATAAACATTTACAAGATATGTTGAACCAAATTCTGTTGGAATCCAATCTGTAATTCCTGTTTTCCAAGTTCTATTACCTGTTGCAGTAATATCTTCAGTTGCCTCAATGGCTGTTTGTAGTGTTACATAACTATTAGAAGCAGAAGGCTTTACACTTGGTATACTTCCAGACTCTGCCCAAATCGTATCACCACGTATTAGTAATGGACTTGGTAAACTTTCGTTGGCTGCAAGTTTGTTAAAGACTGTATCAGTTTTAGTTGCACCAAAACCAACTTTCTTAAATA